TCTGGTTCATTGTCCAGCTTGGAAATGGTTGTGGAGCAGCAAATCCTGTGCCGTCCCATGTGTAACCGATACCAGCATAGTTCTTATGCAGTGGCTCACGACCACTTGGGGTTCCGTCTTGGTTGTAATGAAGTCCACCACGGGTGTTGTATGAAGTCTGAACCCAAGCTGCTGGATCACCTAAAGCGCCAGTAGAGATAAATGCTTCTTCAGCTACTACTACTTGTACAACTACGCCATTTTCTATTTTTGCAAAGTGTGCCATTAGATAGATACTCCTAAGTTAATTGCTTTAAGTTGTTCGACTGTGGTTACTGCTGTAATTGATGCCTCTGTTGCCGTAGCCCATGCAACGATTGCCGCACGATCAGTAGCTACATCAACAGGGATATCTATATTACGCTCGGCTTTACGGATTACATACCAATCGGTCTGAGCTAGGGTCATGTTGGTGTTGTGTTTAACCTGTGCAATATGGTTTGACTTTAAGCCTTTGGTGACTAAACGCTCGGCAGAGTCTACCATTGCTGGTTTACCGTCAACCTCACCTAAAACCTTTACATACATTGGGTTGCCGTTCTCATCGGATTCTTCACGGTCTTCCAATTCTTTTGGTACGCCAGTAAATGAACCGTCTGGATTTGCCGTTACCCAGTAGTAGCGGTCATCTGGTCTAATTTCGTCTTGTCTAGTAAACATATTAGTTCCTATCGTGCGTTAGCGTATTTAAAGGGGTTTTCGGCAAATGCCATGTAGATGTAAGTTCCGCCTGAACCATTAGAAGCATCAAGAGCAGTTCTTAATTTAAAGCCATTGGATAATATATCTATATTGCAGTCGGTGTTTGTTGATTCAGCCGCAGATGAATTAGGCAGTAGTTGGTCATTGGCTAAGTTAAATGTATCTCTTGAAGTATCTAAGATAAACCAATTATTACCGCTATCAGTTCGCTTAATCATTACAAACCTAGGTCTAAACCCAGTATATACAAAAGTTCCATCAGTAGAACCATTACCTGTGTATGAGCCAAATGCAGAGTATCCAGCGATAGGTGCAAAGCAGTAGGCTACATTGTTATTTTGATTTGTTCCAGCGTTGCCAAATGTAATTACTGTAGAGCTTGGAGTTGTGTTGTTCCAAAAAGAAGAAGCAGTAGTTGGGGTTGCACTTTGATTTAAAAATATTGCTGCCCCATTTCCTATTGACACATGGTAACAGTTCCATGAATCTGCGGCATTAGTTTGCTTTATCATGATAAATTGAGGGGCAACACCAAGACCATGTCCTACTGTTGCACCTGTTGTGCCGTTACCTGTATAAGTAACAATACTAAATCCAGCACTTGTATTAGCACTTACTGTAGATGTAATAGAGCCGTTTGTGTTGGATACGGCTGCTGCGTTAGATGCTCTCCATTGCCAGCCGACCATGCTTCCGCTTGCAGGGTTTACAAAACCACCATCTAAAACAGTAAATCCATTGCTATTAAATGCTGATAAGTTATCTGTTCCAGTTGTTTCTGCAAGAGTATCATTTGATGTAAGCCATTTTTGTACTCCTCTAACAGAGTCAAAAAGCATATGATAGCCAGTACCATTTCTTTGCTTAATCCACACAAAATCAGGTTGCATACCCCCACTATTTGTAACTGTTACAGAAGAACCATTACCCGTATATAGACTAGCATCAAAATACTCATTCGCTAATTCAGCCGCAGTAGCACCAATCGTAGGAGTAGGTAAGTTAAATGTGTTTAGTCTTACAAATCCTGATGGTGGGGTGTAGGCAAATGGCTGTTGACCGAAGTTTGCATTCCATGTATATCCTAAGTATTGCCAAAATGTAGGTGAAAATAATCCACTTAAACTTGTAAATGCTGTTCCTTGACTTGTATTATTTTTATAAAATGTAAGCGTTCCAGCATCCATATCTAGTGCAATACCAATTACATCTCCACTGGCAAAAGTTGCGCCATACACAGCATTAGTGCTGTTTGTATATTTTTGTCCATTAGTGCCGTTATAACCATAAGCATTTGCGTCTGGAATATTTGAAAGAGTTGCAGATGCGTTTGAAATTCCAATTATTCCAGTGTCGCTACCACTACCGCTTAGTGTTGTTTCCCAATACCATTTTCCTGAAGAAACAAAATAGGTTGAACGAACAGCTCTCCACGCTGATGCTGAAGCATCTTGAGTTAAATTACCATTGCTAATAGTTGCAGATGTATTTTTATCCAACGGGTTCATCACACAATAATTAGCCACAGTAGCACTTGTCAGCGTAGGCACATCGGTCATGCTGTCATAAGTAGAGCCAGCAGTTAGGCTAATGTTGTTGGCTGTCCAGTTGTTACCGTTTGGAGAATAGTCGGCTGCAATGTTACTTGCCAATGTTCCAGAAGATGTAAATGTGTGGATTGTGTTACCACCAGATGATGTGATTGTTCCACCAGTAAATTTAGCAGAGCCAGCGTAAGAGATGATTACTACACCGCTACCGCCAGAACCCGAAGATTCAAGTGATGTTCCACCACCTCCGCATCCTCCACCGCCACCGCCAGTATTTGCAGTACCATTTGTGCCGTTTCCAAGCTCATTCCCACCAGCACCTCCACCGCCTGAACCACCAGCAGCACCAGTCGCAGTAGCACCGCCACCAGCTCCACCACCGCCACCAGCATAAGTTACTGAAGAACCTGTAATTGACGATGCCGTACCTGCTCCACCAGTTCCAGCAGCCGAGCCTGTGCTTGAGTTACCTGATGCACTAGCACCACCACCACCAGCAGAAAATATGGGAAATGAGCTATCTGAAACCGCATTACCACCAGCATTTCCTTGACCTGAAGTACCAGTACCACCAGTTCTTGCTCCTGTGTAACCAGACCCAGCGCCACCACCTGACCCACCAGAATTACCATTGGTATCAAACGGACCACCACCTCCACCACCCGAAGAAGTGATGCTATCAAAAACTGAGTTAGAGCCTGTTCCACCAGCTGAACCTGAATTACCAAGCACTGCCGCACCGCCAGCACCGACTGTAACTGTGTATGAAGTTCCTAGAACTACGGATAATGTGCTTGTTTTGTAACCGCCAGCACCACCGCCACCGCCCACATTAGCGCCACCCCCAGCACCGCCAGCAACAACTAAATAATTAGCTGTAACTGCACTTGACGTAAACGGCAAATAGAATCCATTAGTACCGTAGCTACCACCGTAGCGGATAGGTTGCCAGACACCAAGGTCGCTGGTTGTACCGAATGAGAATGGGGTTAGGGCTTGACCATCAACATAATTCATTTCGCCAAATAAGCCATCATAGTAAAACTCGTAACCAGCTTCACCAACTCTACCAATCGCATGAGAAACAGCAGACCCCATGGTTGGAGTTGAGTTTTGTGGCGGATAATTAGCAGTACTAAAAGCTGTTACTTGTGTTCCATTTACATAAACTTTTACACGATTTGAAGAAGTAGCCTGAGTAGTATCTAAAACAACAACAATGTGATACCAAGCACTAGGATCACGAAATACTTGTGTTGTTGCTAAAAAGTAATTTGTTGTGCTAACCCTAGCATTTACATACAAAGCAAAATCAGATTCAATACTGATTGAGCCTTCATTGGTAGAAAGATTTGGAGCAAAATGATTTGCACGCCCAATAATTCCTATTTTTGCCCAATATGAAATAGTCCATGTTGTTCCATTTGTAGGTGTGCTAAATGTACGATTCAAATAAGCAGATGCACTTCTGCGGAAACGCAATGAGTTGGTTACTAATACGATTGGGGTTAAGAATCCGCTTGATGTGAATGTGTGGATTACATTACCGCCAGCTACAGTAACTGTACCGCCAGCCATTTGCTGAGTAGAGCCTGGATAGCTGATGATTACAACGCCAGAGCCACCTGCTCCCCCTGCTTTTAATGGCCCTAAATAAGTATTACCAGCTCCACCACCACCACCACCTGTGTTAGCTGTTCCAGCTGTTCCTACAGTACTTGCTGCACCTCCTGCACCGCCACCACCAGAACCACCTGCGCCAAAAGTTCCTGCATTTCCTGCTCCACCACCGCCACCGCCTGAGTATGTAGTAGAAGTTCCTGATATGGATGAAGCTGTACCAGCACCGCCAGCGCCAGCATTAGTACCACTATTTGAACCAGAAGCACTAGAGCCACCGCCACCGCCACCGCCATTACCACCTGATATTAAACCTTGCCCACCAGAATTACCTTGTCCGCTAGTTCCTGCTCCAACAGTTCCACCATAAGCGCTTCCGCCACCAGAACCACCATTTCCACCATTTAATGTTGCAAGATATTGACCACCATAACCACCACCAACAGCAGTAGTTGGAACAATACTTAATGCAGAGTTAGTCCCATTTGCATCTGCCGCACCACCAGCACCAACTGTTACTAAATATGTTGAGTTTGTATCAATGGTTACACCAGAACCAGCTAGTAACCCACCAGCACCGCCACCACCAGAACCAACAGCATAAGTAGTTGTAGTAGTACCACCGCCACCGCCACCAGCTACGACCAATGAGCTTGCTGTCAATGAAGACAATGGGCTTAATGTGCCAGATGTAGTAAATGTGTGAATAGTTGAACCGCCACTAGATGTGACGATACCACCACCGAATTGTTGTGCGCCTACATAGGAGATGATGACTACGCCTGAGCCGCCTTGACCGCCAGAAGAAATAGTTGCACTACCAGATGCTCCACCGCCACCACCGCCACCGCCAAGGTTTGCTGTTCCGTTTCCACCAGCTGACGCAGTAATGCTTCCAGTACCACCACCCCCAGCACCACCTGCTCCGCCAGTAGTTGAGCCACCACCACCACCGCCACCTGCGTAAGTAACAGATGCACCTGTAATGGAAGATGCAGTACCTGCGCCACCAGCACCACCATCAAAAGCATTTGGAGCGTTTGCTCCTACTGCACTAGCGCCACCACCACCACCGCCACTATCGCTTCCAGGAACACCACCTTGACCTCCATTATTACCTTGACCAACAGTTCCTGTACCGAATGATGTTGACCTTGCAGAAGCGCCACCACCTGAGCCACCGTTACTTCCAGAAGTGCTTGAAGAAGTTGAGCCACCACCGCCGCCACCAGTTGATGTTATTAAATTAAATACAGAATCTGAACCATTAGAGCCTTTTGTAGATAACGAACTTGAGCCAGCTCCACCAGCTCCAACAGTAACTGTATAAGAAAGTGTTGGGTCAAGTGATGTTGTGCCAGTTAAAAGACCACCTGCGCCCCCGCCACCGCCACCTCCAATTCCATTTGCAGCCCCACCGCCAGCAGCGCCAGCTACAACTAGGTAGCTTGCAGAAACAGAAGACAACCCTGTCCAACCAAAGGCTGCTAGGCAGGCTGCACCAACTTTAGATAAACGTGGCATCTATGACCTTAAGCAAATTTCGTCTGGGTAGCTAGTACAGTAAATGCTGCACTTCCCGTTTTAATTAAAACGTACGTGTAACTGTCTATTGAACTAGCGTTTCCACTAGTAGGGGCTGTTCCGCCTTGATATTTTGGAGTTACGGAAGAGCCGTCTACTTGAACTGCGGAGTTGTAATAAGCCGTAGAACCGTTAGTGACCAAGAAGGTAACAGACAAAGACTCGCCTGTAGTCATAATAGTATTCAAAGAAGTACCGCTAGAACCCCTAAAGTTCACTGTAAAGTTACCTGATGCGTTGGTTGTGAAATACAAAACTGACTGAGTGGTTACATCGTAGTTAATTGTTCCCGTTGCTGCTGTAGCTGAGATAGTCGCAGTCTCAAGCATATTTGAAGTCTTTAAGTCAGCATTAGAAGACGTACCAGCAAAGGTCTGTAAACCTGTAAACGTTGAAGCGGAGGTTACGTCAGCTAATTTAGTCCAAACACCACCGTGGGCAAAGTACATTGCTCCGTCTGCATGGCTGTGTGCCAAAGCCCCGTGATAAGTGGAGGCAGAAGGAAAAGCGGCTTGATTAGCATAATAGAACGGGATAACTGACCCAACTTGCGGGGCAGTAAATGCACCATCGTCAGCAATTGTGACCAAACTGTTTTGAACTAATTTACCTGTGGTTCCGTCAAAACGTGTAATAGCGTTATCGGTTGCTGAAGATGGACCAAGGATATCGGCATTACTAACGGCTTGCACCACATTAGTACCATCGTTATAGACAAAAATTGACTTACCAGCGGGGACGGCTATACCTGTACCTGACGTATTCTTTACTGTAACTGCATCGGCTAAACCATTATTTATTAAGTAAAGTTTCTCAATCTGACAGCCTGAACCTAAAATTAACTGTCTTGCCCCGCCTGAAGTACCTGTTAGGTTTAAACGCAGATTACGAGCTGTTTGCGCAGCATTAGAATTTGTTAGGGTAACGGTAACATCTGCACTGGAGAAAGCTACGTCTGCCGATCCTGTGATGGCTTCGCTAATTGCAACAGAGAAGTTGTTATTAGTCGTGGTTCCCCAAGTACCTGTCTGATCGCCTGTGCCAATCAGCTCTATTTTTAGGTCACTATATGTAGATGCCATAATTTGTCCTTACTTTATTTAATAATATCATTTTATGCTGCTATTTCAACCCAATTTGGAGTTTGATTGTCATTAATCGTAATCCAGACTGTTACCGAAGTTATGCTTGCCGTACCACTTACTCCTGTTACATTAACATTTATGAACTGATTGGTTAAGACGCTACCAACGCTACCAACTGCTTGTAGTCCTGTAACTGGAGTATTAGCTGCTCCCGTTATAGAAACAGACCCTACAGAAACTGTTCCAGCTACCCCTGTAACACCTACACCTACCGCAGTAGCAACTGAGCCAACAAAACCTGTAGCCACAACAGATATGCTACCTTCACCCCAAGGCGAGTCTCCCCAACCTTGACTACCAAACCCTTCTAGGTATACGGTAACATTCATGCTGCCGTCCTAATTAGTGTCCAGTTTGGCACTTGATTGTCGTTAATAACTTCCCAAATTAATACCGATCCTATTTGTCCTGTACCTTGGACTCCTGTTAAATTAACATTAACAAAAGTTGTAACTGTTACACCTCCAACACTTCCTGTAGCCTGTAATCCTGTTACTGGAACTGGAATGCTAGGCGTTGCTACTACTGTTCCTAAAGATACTGTTCCTGCTACACCTGTAACGTTTATAACTGCCGTGCCTGTTACAGAAACACTACCTAACTGAGAGGTTGCATCAACTCCTGTTACAACAGCTTCTACGCCTGGCACAGCGGTTGCTGATCCTACACTTGCGGTAGCAGAAAGACCTGAAACTGGAGCATTTGCTGCTGCTTCTACAGAAACCGATCCTTGTACTACTGTGCCTACAACACCTGTTAAAGATACTAAAAGAGAACCATCAATTGTTAAAACACCTACTGCACCACTTCCTTGTACCCCTGTTAAGGGAACGTTTACATTAATCTGTGGTCCTACAGTCCCTATTAATCCAGTTGCTTGTAATCCTGTAACCGATACATTAGCTGATGCTTCTACTAGAACTGAACCTGTTTGTCCTGTAGCACTTAATCCAGTAGCTAAAACATCTGCTCCAGCCTCTACTGCAACACTACCTGTCTGCCCTGTACCACTTACGCCTGTTACATTAACGCTGACACTAATCGTTGTTTGTACGGTGACAGAACCTATTTGCCCTGTTCCTACTAACGATACATTACCCTCTCCCCAAGGTGAGTCACCCCACCCTTGGCTTCCAAAACCGCCTAATGCAATTGATACATCAGCCACACATTAAGCAATGCGGATAATGGCGTTACTTGCATCTGCCGTTGGGAACACAATCGTAAACGTTCCTACTGTAGAGGTCTTAGCACCGCCAAAGTCTAGTACGCAAACAGTAGGATCACCAGATGCGGTGTCGTTATAAATCAACGCACCAAAGGCTGTAATGGTCGCAGATGTAAAAGACAAGTCAGCAAAGTCAGTAAACGCAGTCGTACCCGTAGACGTTGGAGTTACATTGGTTAAAGTCCCACCGCCCGCTGAATAAGTACCAGAAGCTGCTACTTCGTTAGTCACTGTATAAGCAGTAGTCGCAGCTGTAAATGACGCTGAGTTGTCATACATTGCCAGTTTAAAAGTATTACCAGTACTAGCCGTAAAGTTATGAACTGCTCTCATTAACTCTACCTTGAAGCTGGTACACATGAAGTTTCCTGTAAATGCCATGATTTACTCCTCTAAAAGTTTAATTAATTCAGGATGACCAGCTTCCCGTAGCTTGTAAGCTAGTGTTACACGGTCAAATTTTACTACTTCATTCATGTAAAAGACTAGAACTTCCCGAATATGATTACGAAAAGCAGTCGCTTGCTCCCGAACCAAAGGGTGAGACTGATCCCCGACCTGAATAATCTTGTCTAATGCCCGTTCAGCAACTTCCTCTGGAGAAAAGCCTCCGCGGTCTTTTGTAAATACTTGAACCCCGCTAGACTCGCCTAGCCCTTGTACACTAATCATCTGACTGGATACCTTACTTGTCCACTTCTATAAGCGTCTTGACGGTTCTTACCATCGCCTAATTGTTTAAGTTCTGCCATTGCATCGTCATAACGGGCTTTGTACATGGTCATGGTATCAGCGTCTGACTTCATAAATAAAGCTGCTTCTAATAAAGACCCATAGAGGAGCGCAGAGTCAAAGTTTGTTCCTAACCAAGTCGTTCCTGCCGTCACAATAGATTCTGGGTAGTAGAAGTAATGCAGTTCTGTAGCATAGTTAGCGTCTGGGGTAGGTCCAAGAATAAAGGTGTTATCGTCAAAAACAGCGTAATACTCTGGTTTTGCATAAAAGGCTGCATCCGTGTCTGGGTAGGACTCACGGATAAAGTTAACGTCTTTATTGAGTAGGTAGCTAGTTTCATTCGCCGCATTAATTACCGCAAGGCTAAAAGTCGACAACCAGTCTGAGGGAGTTGCTAAGAAACGATTACCGCTTGTCATGCTACCTGTAACGTTCTTACGAATAGCAGGTAACTGCACCATGTTATAGATGCGTTGCTCCGCCAACTGCACAAAGCGGGCAATCTGCTCGGCAGACGTAAACGACCCAACTGTCGCTGGGAAGTCGTTCTCAGCAAAGCCTTTAATGGCAGTAGTTAACTGCGTGTAGTTCATCCCATCTTCCCGCTAGTCATACGACCTTTAGTCGCCGCACCAGCACCGCGCATTTCCATCTTGCCGTATTGGTTTACGGGTTTGCCGTCACCTTTACTAATGCCGTAAACCGAGATGTTCATTTTTTCCATTTCTTGAGCACCAGTCATACCTTTGGAAGTATTGGCAGAAATTGCTTTACCTTGCATATCATGGGGAGGAGCATAGACTGAAGCATCTCCGACTTCCTTGCCCATTACTTTTTTAGAGAACTTTGGCATTATCGACCCCTTCCAGATTTTTTCTGATTTGCTACTCTAGCAAGATTACGACCCATATCTTTCACAGTCATAGAACTAACGCCCATTTTCTTGATAGAGCCTTTTAACGCAGCGGATTTTGGACCGCTATCGCCTAAATTTTTACCTTTAGTTTTGCCTTTTTTAGCAACACCATCTGCGCCTGATTTATACATTTTAAACTCCTAAGTTATTGTTACCGTTACGCTGCCTACTTGACATTCTGGTGCCAAATCATTCGGCGTCAAACCGTCATCTCTAGACCCACCAACAGGATTCCAGCCCCATTGAAATATTCTACTACCTCCCGATATATTACCTAATGCGTCAGTTCCAGATGCTAAATAACTTACATCTGGTCTAGGATCCCGTAATGCTTGTGGATCGTTGACTGGATACATCCCTAATGACAACTGTGGCTGATCTGGATCCCAACAACTAGGGCAAACTTTAATATCCTTTACTTGTTGCTTTACAATAAGTTTTCGTAGTTCGCTTAACTTATAACGTTGACCACAGCGGTCACACTCCGCAATAGCGTGTTTTCCAGAGGCAAACTGATTAGCCATAGTTAAGCTCCGTAAAACGTATTTCTAGGCACAAACCGAGATGGTGCCTTTTCCCTATCTTCCGTAGATGCCATTAGCCATTGTTCTTCGTATTCCGCCTTTAAAAACTGTAATCGTGCCTGCCCGTCAGGTAGTTTCTGAGCCATATAAAAAGCAAGTCCTGAAACCAAACAAGGCAGTAATCTAAAAGGAATATCCTGCTCAAAGGTGCCGTTTGTGCCAGCGTCTTGAACTCTACGTAACCTCCAATAAATAAAGGTGTACGGAGCACCTCCAGCATCTGGGGTGGGCCAGATATTAATGCAGGGTAGGTTCTGTACTGTAATGGCGGCACCTGTTGTATGGGAAGCTGCGGTAGTACCATTCTGTCCACGATTGCAATTGGTTAGTACATTTCCAACTACGTTGGTGTAACTAATCGTCTCATTGTCAATTTTAATAAAACCTGTATTGGTCAAATAACTAGAATTGCTGACTGTAATTGAGGTAGTCGTTGCGTTAATCGTGCCGTTTAAGGTTGCTGCTGAGGTATTGCTCATTCCTGACTGGCGGTTAATCCAGACTTGAATAGGGCGCCCAGTAGCTAGTTTATTAGGAATCGTAGCAAAGGTTGGCTCTGCTATACGAGTAATTGAAATATCAATTTGGGTAGATGCATCTCCGTTGTTCTGGCGAATCTGATGGTCTAAGAGGTCAATTGTATCTACTGCAAGGGGATAAATGCCTTGTCCTGTGACTAAGTTAATCTGACCTTGCTCTATTGTCCACAGGTTAATACCACGGTTAGCCCATTCAATCGTCAAAAGGTTCAAAGACCTACGGGCAGTCCGCATATCATAACCCGTACGCAATTCCGTACCAGCT